CTGTTAACAATATGATTACAGTAAATGTAGATGCCTCTGGCACTTCAGTTGAAAGTGATGAGGGACAGGCAAATTCGTTTGGTCAAGCTTTAGCTCAAGCGATTCAAGCAGAACTTATCGCTCAAAAACGTGCTGGAGGGCTTTTATCTAACGCATAAACATGGCATCATTTCCTACTACAGTTAAACCTATTTATGGCATGACTAAAGTAAGTCAGCCCAATATCAGGACTATTCGATTTGCAGATGGTTTTGAACAGCGTCAATTAATAGGTATTGCAGCCCATCAAAATCCAAAAGTTTATAATCTAACTTTTGCGAATATTACCGAAGCTCAAAGTGATGAAATTACATACTTTTTAAATGAAAGAGCTTTAGATCAAGCATCTTTTACATTTACACCAGAAGGCGAAGCCTCTACAAAAACAGGTACATATTCACAAAGCGGCACTACTATTACAGTTTCTATAACAGCACATCAATTATTTGCAAATGATTCAATAGTTGTAGATTTCACTTCTGGCTCTGCATCTGATGGTACATATTCTGTCGTTTCTTTAACTAATGCAGACACTTTTGTAATTACTGCTGGAAGCAGTGCAACAACTTCTGGAGACCTATCAGTTACAAAATCAGGAACATCAAATTTTGTTTGTCAAAGATGGCAAAAAACAATAACTTATAATGGTAGAGCATCAATAAACGCAACATTTAGAGAGGTATTTGAACCTTAATGGCAATACCAACAGAGGAACTACAAAAGGCAAATCCAAGTGCCAAGATAGAATTGTTTGAAATACATTTAGTTTCTGCACTTCATGGTAGTTCTGACGTAAGTAGGTTTCATAATGGCATTAATATGAATACAACTTTTAATGTTGTTTTTCAAGGTAATACATATACAAGAATACCAATAGAGGCAAATGGCTTTGAATATTCGATAAGCAGAAAAGCACTACCAAGACCCACTGTAAGGATTAGTAACTTAGGCTCAACTATTACAGCGTTAATGACACAAGCAAATTTGACAACAGCAAAAAACGATTTAAACGGAGCTAAATTTAAAAGAATAACTACACTTTTAAAATTTATTGATAATGCAAATTTTGAATCTGGGACTAATCCTTTTGGTACTCCAGCAAATACGACTTACGAAAATCACACATTTTTTATAGATAGAAAAACAATCGAAAGTAAAGATTTTGTTGAATTTGAACTTGCAATGTCTTTAGACTTGCAAAATCGTAATGCACCTAAGAGAATAATTACAAGAAAAGATTTTCCTTCTGTTGGTACTTTCGCATGAATACTTGGCAAGAACAGGCATTACATCACGCAAAGGTTTCTTTACCAGATGAATCTTGTGGCCTAGTTTTAGATGTTGATGGACAACAACAATATTATCCTTGTAAAAATATTGCTGTAGAGGGTGCAAATTCTTTTACTATAGATCCCGAAGATTGGGCAACAGCAGAGGAAACAGGAACAGTATTACACATTTGTCATTCACACCCAAATGGAGATTTAACAGCCTCAGAGGAAGATATAAAAAATTGTGATTTTCTTGGTTTATCTTGGTTTATCTTTGATCCAGAAAATGATGAATGTGTAGAACTTAAACCAAAAGAGCATAAACCTATGCTAACTAAAGATAAATTTATTGATAGAGAAAGAACAGAATATGAACAAGGTTTAAGAAAAATAAAACTTTATGGAAGATTAGCTCAATTAGTTGGTTGGCACGTTAATTATGCTGATGTCAAAAACATGAAAGATGTATATAAATATTTAGTATGTAATTATCCAGAAATAGAACCACATTTGAGACAAAATATGTACAGAATAACCATCAATAATGATGTTGTAAAAACAAAAGAGGATTTATTAGTGCATGGCGAAGGAGAAATTAAAATGATACCTATTGTTTCTGGTGCATGGTTTTGGTTGGCTGCCGCATTTCTTGGTGGAGGTGCTGCTGTGAGTGCTGTTGCTGGAGCAGGCACTATTTTGGCCACTATTGGTGCAACTTTAACATCTATTGGAATTTCCACAGCTATCGGTGGTGTTACAAATATGCTTTTCCCACAACAACAGCCCTCTGTAGGTGATATTTCTTCTGGTTTAAGTGAAACAGATAGTAGAGTCAATTATTCATTTAATGGTATTCAAAATGTAAGTAGAGCAGGGGTTTGTATTCCTTTAATATACGGAGAGGTATTTACTGGCTCTATTGTTATTAGTTCTGGTACTGATACCGCACCTGTTTATAAAGACTAATTATGACAATTCCAAGTAATATAAATGATGCTAACAGTCTAAGGTTCAGACAAAATGATCGTGAGGGTCAAACAGCATTAAGATATACTCATTTAATTCGTATGCCGAGGAATGATTACAATCGTTATGTTGATGCAGGTTATTATCTTGAATCAGAATATTCAGGTGATGAGATTGATCCATCAGGAGACACAATTGCTAACATTGAAGGTGTTGATGAGTTCTCTGATGGCGATGATCAAGTTTTAACTCTTTTAGAAATGCATGTTTATGAAACTTTTGAAGGAATAGATAACAGTGATGAAGAAGACGAGACTTCTGTTGCTTTGCCTTATGTTGTTACAATAAATTATGACACTCAAAGAGTTGTCAGTGTTCGCAGGAATTGGGATGAAGAAGACGAGGATCAAAGAAGAAGAGATTGGTTTATCAGTTATAAGTTTCTTCCTGGACTTGGGTTTTATGGTTTTGGTCTTTACCATACAATTGGTGGTTTAGGCAAAGCAGCCACAGGATCTTTAAGAGCATTGTTAGATTCAGCTGCATTTGCAAATATGCAAGGTGGCTTTAAATTAAAAGGCAGAGTGACAGGTGGCGAGTTACAAGTTAATCCTGGGGAGTTTGCTGATTTAGATTCAACAGTTGATGATGTAAACAAAGCAATTATGCCATTGCCATTTAAAGAACCAAGCTCTGCATTATTCCAATTGTTAGGTTTTATTGTTAATGCTGGTCAAAGGTTTGCTAGTACAGCAGATTTAAATGTTGGCGATGTTAATCCGAATGCACCTGTTGGTTCGACAGTTGCGTTAATTGAACAAGGCAGTAAAGCATTCTCAGCAATTCACAAGAGATTGCATTTCGCACAAGGTCAAGAGTTTAAATTACTATCAAAATTAAATGCAGATTATTTGCCTGAGGAAGTTTCATTTTCTTTAGCAGGAGCAAGTCAACAAGTTTTTGCTGCAGACTTTAATGATAGAGTTGATATTATTCCTGTCAGTGATCCAAATATATTTAGCACTGCCCAGAGGATCGCTCAAGCACAAGCAATTCTTGAAATGGCAAAGTCAGCACCAAATCTTCACGATACTTATGCAGCATATAAAAGAATGTATGAAGCAATAAGGATTCCGAACATTGATGAGATATTGAAAAAACCTGCTGAATCAGTGAGGTTGGATCCAATTGATGAGAACATGGCAGTTATGTATGGCAAGTCAATAAGAGCATTTCCAGAGCAAGACCATGATTCACACATACAAGTTCATATCCAGTTTCTTCAAGACCCATCACTCGGAGGGAATCCTGGAGCAAAAGGTTTACAGCCAATATTAATTGCCCATGTTGCCGAGCATATTGCATTATTATATCGCACAAGAATGGAAGCAAGTATTGGAATGCCATTGCCTGATTTACCAGATCTTCGTGATAGTAAATTTGAATTCCAGGACATTAACCCAGAAGCAGATATGATCATAAGTCAAAGAGCTGCACAAGTCGTTCAGGCAGCACCACAGATGCAAGCAATAAGAGGATTACAAGATATTGGAAAACAAGGTCAACAACAAAACCCATTACAATATGCTCAACAACTCGCCCAGCTTGAAGCTCAGGCATTACAAGCTCGGACTAAAGCACAGATACAAGCTGATCAAGCCAAAGCTCAATCGGATATCGCCATCAAGCAAGCAGATGCTAAACAAGATATAGAAATAGCAAAAGCCAAGACACAAGTTGATCTTGAAGCAAAAATTAAAAAACTTGAAGCAGATTTACAATTAGAGCGAGAAAAGAATGCAGCAAAAATACAAATGGAGATGATGAAGGGTGAATGAAAAAATAATACCAATGCAAGGAATTAACCCAGAAGCATTCTCTGGGCAGAAACAGCAACAACCTATGCCTGCTGGTAATATTAATATGAATCAGTATTTACTTCAGAAGATTGCCGAGATAAAAAGAAGGATGTTTGGTGATGAAGTTGGTGCTCTTTCAAATATTATGATGCAGCAACAACAACCCGATAGGAGAGTTTGATGGGAAGTCTATTTGGAAATTCAACAGATGAAAAGAAAAATGATAAACCATTTGGAAGTTTTGGTATTTTACCAGCAGTTCATTCCTTCTTTTCAAGTCTCGGTTCAACTCCACCTGTTGATCCTAATAAAAAACCAGAACCAAGTTTTACTCTAAAATCTCAAGCTGCACCAGTCTCTGCCCCGACACCAATGAAAGATTTAATTCCAGGATATCCAAATGTTCCTATTGATCCAGCAGATATGCCTTTACAAGATGACACAGGTTTTGGAGCAACAATAAAAGGTGGGAATATTTATGCGACAACAGATGATGCAGGCAATGTAACAGGAACTTTGTCAGCTCTTGAAACTTTACGAGATATGAAGGATGTTCAAGATTCAGCAGTTTATGGCGAACCAGCAGGAACAATAGTCGACAGTATGCCAACATTATTAGATTCATTATCTGGGGAGGCATTAGGTCAGCAAATGCCTTTTGAACCTTTGGGGAAAGTCGCAGAGCCAAGCCAAGTTATGCAAGAGTTTGTACCACCAGAAAAATTATTCGGAATATTAGACCCAGTATATGCAAGTCCACAAAAGTCATTTGATGCTCAACTGAGAATGGGGGATGAAAAAGATTCAGGAATAGGAACAACTTCAGCAAGAGAACCAATATTTAGTTATTTCCAAAAAGCATACAAAGGTGGCATCCCAGATAGGTTTTTAAGATCTTTTTTAACAAGGTTCGGTTATAGTCCTGAATATATAGATACACAATTAAGAGTTAATGAAGACGGAGAGATCATTGATGCACAAGGCAATCTTATTGAAGATTTACCAAATATCGCATTAATTGGTGAGAAGATCAAACAAGAATTAGGAGAATAAAATGGCTGAAATAAATGTAGAGAATATCGAAGAAGCAAAACAGCTCTTTGAAGAGAAGATGGGATTCGCTCATGACTCGGAAGGTCTTGAGATGACAGATGACCAACTTGTTAATTTTCTAATGCTTTGCCACCAGATGGAATATGGTGTTGGGCAGGAAGAAGAGGAAGAAGTCAAAGTAAAAGTAATGAAAGTCAAAGGTGGCGACATGAAAGGCATGATGGATGAAATGCTTGGTCACG